GCATCTTCTTCAAACTCAAAGTTCCATACAATGTCATTTGTTTTTACATCAACACAATTGTATGGATAAGTAGGATCAGTGCCTACATCCACATAATATCTATATTTTGAACTCTTGGAATTTCGCATACCGTTCTCCACTGTTCGTTTTGTCAAATACTGGAATATCGTCATCATTTTGCCCACTGTCTACTAAGTCCTCTTGTGCGTTAAGTTCTACATCATACAATTTCATTTTTGCTCTGTCAATACCTAAAATGAATCTTTTGTTAATCGTAGGATCGTTATATCTATTCTTCAACTGTTTTACTTGTATCTGTTGAAGTTCTTGTAATTCTTCAGATGATATTAGTGCAAACATAAAGTCTGCTGTTGCTGGCAAACCAAATGATTCAGATGTATCTTCAAGACCAATATCAGTTGACACATAACCACTTCTGGTAGTCTGTGTTGCAGACACTACAGGAACATTATGTTCTACTGCTAGTCCTCGTAGTTCTTCTGCAATTGCTTTGATCAGTGTGTATGAATTGATATTAGAACCACCCTTAAATCGACTTGAAGCACAGATGTTCAAATAGTCAATAAAGATGATATCTGGTTTGAAACTTTTCTTAATGGAAAGTTCTTGCAACAACGCACGAAAATGATTTGCATGTGCTGATGCCGTAGGATATTCTTTGATGATTAGTTTACCACTGACTTTCTTATTTAGTTTTTCAATCTTATCTTCGAACATTGGTTTAGGAAGATCATGTAGATTCTCTAATGCAACATTCATCAGGTTAGCATCGATACGTTCAGCGATACGTTCCTCTGCCATTTCCATTGTAATGTAAAGTACATTGCGTCCTTGACTAATGCAGTTTGCAGCCATGTGACACATGAACAAAGACTTACCTACGCCAGTGCCCGCAAGTGCGATATTGAGCGTTTTTTGTGGAAGACCACCCTTGGTAATTTTGTTGAAGTATTCCAAATCAAAAGGTATGCGCTCTTCTTTTCTGTGTAGATAATCAAATCTTGATGATGCATCTTCAATGTAATCATGTCCAACCCTGTTGTCAAATGAAACTGCTAGTGCGTCTGTAAGAAGACTAGGAAGTGCATCTGGTTTGCGGTTGGAATCTCTACCTTCGATGATAGAGATTCCGTCCACAACGGCATTGTAGATTGCTCTGTCCTTACAAAACTTTTCAGTTGTATCAATTAACCATTCTTGATCAACCTCATCATTTGTAAGACTATTAACTACTTCCTTGATGTCTTTATAGTTCTGTTCTGTCAAGTCTTTACGACTATCCAGTTCAACCTCCAAAGAGGTGAGTGTAGGGAATTTAGAATACTTTTCAGAAAATGACACAATCTCCGAAAAGACAATCTTTTCGTTTCTGTCAGTAAAGTATTCTTCTTTTATGAATGGTAAGACTTTTCTGGCATAATCCTCATTGTGGATCAAGTTCTCCAGAATCGTCAGTGTTATATTTTTCATCAAGTATTTCCATTAATATATCGCCGATGAGAGTAAAGAACTCATCACCAAACTGTTCTCTTGGGATTGCATTGTTTTCGACTATATCAAATTCGAATTGCATTGTCAACCCCCCATCTTGCTCAATCGGTGTGATTGTGCCATATTTGTAAACAACACCAGCAAACTTGCCTTCGTTAATACCGATACAAGTTTGATCTGGATATTTGTCTGTTTGAATGTAACTAAATTTACGCATACTGTAAAAACGATCCTATGACATATTTTGCATAACCTTCTGTTATGGGTTCACCTTTATGCAGATAGTTCCAACTACAAGGGAATAGTAAGATACTACCTGTCTCTACTTTAGTCTTTGTGTTTAAAAATGGGAATGATGTTTCACCCCCCACAAAGTCATCATTCAGATATACAATGATGGAAACAAATCGTTTGCAAACTCTTATGTTCGATGAGTCTGAATGCAGATCGTGTTGTTGTTTTCCATCATTTAAATATCTTTTGATTCTGATTGCTTCGTAAGCATATCGTTCAGGCCACATGTTAACAACACATCCAACATCTTTGACATAACGATTTACTGTTTCTCTTAGATACTTTACAACAGGTTCTACTTTGTCACTGAACTCATCGTATCTTGTCATCTCAAGACGTTGGCAATCACACGCCCCACAAATCTTGTTTCCTTCTGCATCGTGACACAATGAATTCTTTACCAAGACTTCCTGTTTGTTAGCACAAAAGTCTTCGTAGTGTTCAATGATATCACGACACAATTCTGGTGGAATTACATTTGTGTAATGTCGAATGAATGTTTCCATTACAGGTCTTTCGAAACGTAGTGCAGATAACTTCCACACATGTACTTTGGTTTGCCAATTGGTTTCTGACCAGCGTGTAAGTGCGTCCAGAGCGGTGGAAACATCAACATGCTACCTTTCTTACATGGTGAATTTACACCAAGTTTAGGAAAGACTGTAGCGCCTCCATCGTTGTCATCCAAGTATACAAAGAACACTAGGAATCTTGTTGAAGACTTGTTGTCATCTACATCGACATGATTACCAAACTCGTCTAAATCGTTTGGAAAATACTTCTTCAATCGAATATCTTCCAACGCATATTTCATTGGCCACTCTGAAGTAACACCTACATCTTTTGCGTACCTCTTTGCTTGTTCTACATAGATTTGGACAAGCTCGTTCTGTTCTTCTTCCCATCCTGCCTCACGAAAGTTAAGTTGAGTAAATCCTAATTTGTGTGCTGTCACCCTTTGGTGATTGTCTTTGTTTTCTTCAAACTTTGCAACCAATCGATCACATAGTTCATCAGAGAAAACATTCTCATATATTCTTACATAATTCTCACTCATCTTCGCCTCCATATGAGAATTCTTTGTATGCTGCTTTTTCCAGTTCTGCCATCACTTCTTCAGTGAACTACTTCTCTGGCTTATCATTGATTGACTTACCAAAGTGTTTACTACCATCTCGCGGTTCGTACTTTGTAGATACTTTCTTGAAGATGTTATACTTCTCTGCAAGTTGCAGTAGTCCGTAGTATCTATCTAGACCTTTACTGTAGTGAAGTCTGACTTCACAATCTTGATTCTCTTTTGTAAGGCGTGACTTTTGATTCTTTGCCTTGATGATATTACCAACAACTTCAGTTCCGTCTTTCTCTTTCTTCTTACCAAGATAGACGATACTTGATGCCGCATACTTTAGTCCAGAACCACCACCCATTTCTTTCATTGGAATGTATGAACCAACAACATCGTAAGTATGATTAGTAACAACCATAGGAACTTTTGCTTTACCAAGTTTGAGAGTAAGGATTCTAAATGCCGCTTTCAATACTTGGGCTCGTGTCATATCTCTTGTTTCTTTACCTTCTGTTGAATCCTCAACTTCTTTTGTTGTGGACAACATACCCAAGGAATCTAGACACATAAACATTGGGCGTCTTTCACTTTCTTCTTGTTCCATATATGAATCTAAAACTTTGATTGCTTGTGTTCTAAACTCTTGTACAGTTGATACAGGAAGCATAACCATTCTGTCAGCATCAATGCCTCTGTCTACAACCATCTTCTTTGTAATTGCAGATTCAGACTCAAAGTATACAACACCACCGTCTGGATTTTTCTCCAAAAAGTTTTTACACATTCCCATAAGAAAGAATGTCTTACCTGTTGCCGACTCACCAGCGAGTGCTGTAATCTTGTTTTGTGGAAGACCACCATAGAGTGATCCACTCAATAGAGCATTGAAGATGTATGATCCTGTATCGATAAATGAGTCTACATCTCCAGCCTCGACTCCCTCTGATACAAGTGCGGCATATTCATTTCCTGCCGTCTTTGCAATGTTTTTTAAAAAATCCATAATATCCTCACTTTACTGCGATGGCGCCAACAAACATGTGATTACGCCAAAATGGTTGCACATCATCGAACCCTGCATTATATATCATGTCAGTAATCTCGTTCCATGTGTTTGGTTTCATCATGTGTCTAAGAACACGTTCCTTGTTCATGATGTCTTCTGTATCAAATGATTTTCTTTT